AGGCAGCAAAGGATTTACTGGACAGGAGTGGCTATCGTGGAACAGAAGGAGACATTGAAATCAGAAGGACAGTTGAAGAGATGGAAGCGCAGTTGGTTGCAATGGTGGGATCAGATGGAGCAAAGGTTCTCCTCGCAAAGGTATCAATACGTAAGCCTGTTTCAAGTGAAAGGGAGACGTTTGAAGTCATCAATTAGACGGATATGGCAAAGAAACGACTCCCGATGAATTTTGAGTTTGGTAATCAAGGATTACCAGGAACTCAGAAGACAACATTTGATGAAATATTTAAAGGAAAGCGTAGGAGTACGTTACGAAGTTACGACCACGGATTAAACGTAGGTGACATTGTAGAAGTTATATCGGCTAATCCGAGACGAATAGGTGAGGTCAAAATAACAGGGATTCGTGATGTTGATGCTTCGATGGCAGAAGAGATTTCCAAAACGGAAAGATGGACTCCTGATTATATCAGAAAGAGGTTGTCAGGGTCTAAAAAGACACAACAGATCTTTTATGAGCCGATTGTACCGTCTTCTCCAGCAAAGATTACAGATAAGCAGGGCAATGTAATCGTTGATGTGACAGTTCCTCAGACAATGCATACGCAGATGAGGAATTACGAGGAAAAGAAGACCCAAATAACAGGAAAGAAGTCGGGTGACCCATTCCTAGAAAGAATGGAGCAGTTGCACGGTCTTAAAACAGGAGCAACGAAGTTACAACGTAAGGTTAAGACTCTAAATCTGAAGAGATTTCAGTATAGGAAGGGTTCGAAACGTAATTTAGTCAAAAACCCAGTCGAGAATAAGATTTTAATGAGGATTGCAATACCTCCGACCTCTATTTCCGATGAAACGATCTATACAGATGAAGTATTACGTTATTCTCCGTCCTTTGTACATGCAGGGAACCCCATCAAATCCTCGATTTTGAAGGATAACTACATTTCTGCAGAGAAAATTAAAACAATTAAGGCATATTTCAATCAGATTATTGAAGAAACGTCAGCTAAAGTCTCAGAAGAGACTGGTCCTTCCTGGAATTACAAGAGGGAATCATATCCTTCTGGGAAAATCCTCAAAGACAAGTGGGGTAAGCCAATCAAAGAGTTTCTTCAGACTGATATTGAAGAACGTGGGAAGATGACTTACCACACACGGAAAAAAGGAGAATTTGTAGATAGCAAAGGCATAACCAAGCAATCAGTAAAAGATCCTGCAAATGCAGAAAATGTGGTATCTACGCCTTTTGCCAAAGGTACTTCTCAGACAACATTCTCATTGAAACCTACTGGCGATAAATGGACTCCATGGGAAAAACTTGAACAATTCTTCAAAGAAGCATTTTCACAGGCAAAGGAAACAGGACAATATACGGTTGAAACAAGTAAATTGAAGCAGCGACAAGGAAAACCTCAGTTTGATACGAATATCATCATTAGTGAACAGGCATTTAAAGATATTTTTCGGAATGAAGTGATACCAATGCTGTTTGCCAAAGCGGATGATTCCGATAGTAAGTTCAATTTTGGAAGTGCAGATCCAAGCACACCACGTAAAAATCTTGAATCGCTACAAGCAGATAAGGTTATTTCAAAAGAAGGTTTATTATTGGATGCCAAGAATCCTCTTAGCTATGATTTCCGATTTGGAGAAGCAAGAGGAAGTGATGATATTTCTTTTAATGAAACAATTGGACTAGGGAAAGAAGCATGGGGTGATGCATCCAAAGATATTAAAGGGGAAGGTTATTCTTTAGGAACTTATAAAACAGGACAAGATATTTCGGAAGGAGCATTAAGCAGGGGTATAGGTGTTCCTCCAGGATATATAGGCCGTGGTGGTCCTGAATATACAACAACAAGGAATTTAGACAAACAACTGCTTCTACCTGTTATGGAAGAAGTTTCTGTTTCAGAGACTATGAAATTAGATCGCTTTGACGAATCTGATATAAACATCAAAAATCAGAAACAATATGTCAAATTATTGGATCAAGTTCTTGAAGAAGCAGACAAGATACAAAAAGTTCAAGCAGGTTCTGCAACAGGGTGGGATAATGAAATAGATATTAGTAAAGTCCATCAGCATACAGTAGATGATTTTGTAGGAAAGGATGAGAATCAGACAGTCCAGGAAGAGATGGAGCAGATACGGCAACAATACAACAACATTGTTAAAGAATACGATATTGGCAGTAAAGCTTGGCAGCAGGAAACAGCAAAGCTATTACAGAGGCATCAAGGAGCACAGGTAGCCCAATTAAGGGAAATCGATCCAATTCTGGCACATCTGGTCCTGCGTGGTGCTCATACTCAAAAGGGGATTAATGCTCCTATATATGATGATGCGACTGCAGATAAATATACACTACGAGCAGGTAAATTGAGAAGAAAAGGAGATCCTGCTTATGAAACTGATCCCAAAGAAGATATACCTTTCCATTCCGTACAGAAAAGCAAAGAAATAAGTCAACGCAGGACAAAAGGGACCGACAGTGAACGGAAGCAATTGAGGGGAATGGAAATAAAACCTAAAGAAACCTCTCTGGTTGATATAGAGGAAGTTAAAGCAGCAGAACAAAAACTAAACCTCCAATCTGAAGGAGGTTGGAAAAAGTTAGAGTATTTTGCATCAAAAGGGATTTTGAGCGAGTTCGTAACAGGTCCAGAACCAGTAGAAAATATTACCACACAAGTGAAACAGATACTTAAAGCTTCTAAGCATCAGGCATTGCTGCGATCAGGTGATCAAGTAGTAGCACCTTCTGAACCTATTGTTGCACCACAGTCAGAATCCTTTGTATTGACGGATAAGGTTAAACCAAAACAACTAACATTGAATCTGGAACCTGGAGAAGTACCAGATGTTAAGATAAAACCAGGAAACATTAATCCGTATCCAAATGCAGCACATGATCCAACGATAGGTTTACAAGATCAACTAGAAGGTGGTACTCGATCCGAACCAACTAAAAGCACACGACTTTATCAAGGCCAAACGTCACTTGAAGGATCTCCTATCGAACAAGGTGGGATCAGTAAAGTCCAACAGAATCTGGAATATAATGAAACCATCGATATGAAGAAGTCCAAGTTGACAGGAGATTGGATGACTCGACAGGAACAACTCAGAACAGGAGAACAAGCACTTCATGGCAAGATCAATCCTAAACTGGGTATCTTCAGTTTTGGAATGGGATTAATGACAGGACCTCTAAGTGCAGGAGTTGCTTACAAAAATGTACAAAGATTAAACGAGCAGGAAGCACTTTATGGATTGGGTACTGATGGTGCAACAGGTCCAGAACCTTCATGGGGGAATCTAGGAGCACCTGTTACAGAAGAAGATTTCAAACAAGAGTTCTGGAGCAGAATGACTATGGGGATCATACCATCCGTACAGCAATTACGATGGCAACGCCAAATGGACCCAGGAGCAGGTATTAGCCCAAATGCTTGAACCAGAACGCTTAGAGCAAGCAATAAAGCTTGCCGAACAAATAACTGAAAAGAAGGATACCAATAGACTGTCATTTTATGATCCTTATGAGTACCAAAACAACTTTCACTCTGCAAAAGACAACGATGGGCGACTGGCAAGGCAGAGGCTTTTAATGGCAGCAAATAAGACTGGTAAGACCTTCTGTGGTGCTGCAGAGATGGCATTTCATTTGACAGGTAAGTATCCAAAATGGTGGAAAGGGTATCGTTTCACAGGACCAATCAAGGCATGGGCAGCAGGAAATACAACTGCAAACACAAGAGACATTGTACAAGCAGAACTATTAGGAGAGCCAGGAGATGAAGAAGACTTTGGAAAAGGAGCACTTCCTAAAGATGTGATTTTAAAATGGGATCGCCAACCAGGAATACCAAACGCAGTCTCTACCGTGACTGTCAAACATGCATCAGGAAAAAATTCCAAGTGCTATTTGAAATCCTACGAGCAGGGGAAACAGGCATGGATGGGGAAAGCGATAGATGTAGTATGGATGGACGAGGAACCGCCACAGGACATCTACAGTCAGGCATTACGGGCATCCCTCAAAAGCGGTGGTTTGACCTATATGACATTTACTCCAGAATCAGGGATGACGAATGTCGTTGCCCAGTTCATGAACAATCTGAAACCACACCAACAACTCTACAATGCCACTTGGGATGATGCACCACACCTTGATGATGAAGTCAAAGCAGAAATCCTTGCTGCATTACCACCGCATGAAAGAAAAATGCGTTCTGAGGGTATACCTGTACTGGGTAGTGGTCTTGTCTTTCCTATCGATGTTGAACAAATTAAACGTACTGCATTTGCCATCCCAGAACACTGGTCGAGGATATGTGCTATTGATTTTGGATATGATCACCCTACTGCTGCTGTGTGGATTGCTCATGACAGGGATCATGATGTTGCATACGTGTATGATACCTATAGAAAGTCTGGAGAGACTCCATTAGTCCATGCACAGGCTATAAAAGCCCGTGGTGACTGGATTCCTGTTATATGGCCCCATGATGGTGCACAACATGATAAAGGCTCAGGAGAACCCCTTGCAGCGATCTACAGAAGGCAGGGGATGAATATGTTCCCAAAGCATTTTGAAAACCCTGAAGGTGGTCAGGGTGTCGAACCAGGACTCATGGAAATGCTTCAGAAGTTCCAGACTCAACGGTTACTCGTGTTT